GATAAACCAGCAGATCCTGTTGATAATTATATTGTAACTCCACAGGAACTTTTGGACTATGAAAAAAGATTTTTGGTAAATTAATATGTTATCTACTGAGGATGCAATTTGGGCAGCAGATCAATTTATAGAATATTATTCTAAGTTTAATCGTATCGATGATTATCTTCGATATGTTAAACAAAGTAGAATGGACAATGCATCTGGAAAACTATTTGGACCAGAAGATGAAATATTTTCAGATTTTAGTATTCATCCAAATGATATGTCGTTTTCTATTCATGAAGTAGATACTAATCCAAAAACAAAATCTAAGTATAATCAAGATCTTTATTCAGAAATTTTAAACGATACTGCTTCAAATCCGATTGAAGAAGCGATTCCTGGAAGAACTTTAAAGTGGATTGTAACTGAGAATACTACAAATAAAATAATTGGAGTGGTCAGATTTGGATCTCCAACTATTAATTCAAAACCAAGAAATGATTATTTTGGTGAGGTTCTTTCTCTTTCCAGAATTAATAGTGAGTTTGTAATGGGATTTAACATTGTTCCTGTTCAACCATTTGGATATAATTATCTTGGTGGCAAACTTCTTGCTCTTTTAGCATCTTCTAATGAACTCAAGCGACAATTTGACCGTAAGTATGGAATTGATCTTCAATACTTTGAAACAACTTCATTATACGGTACAACGAAAGGAGTATCCATGTATGATGGTCTTAAACCTTATATTCGACACATAGGAGATACTGAAAGTAATTTTCTTCCACTATTTCATGATGATTATTTTCGTGAAATGTTTTGGTGGTTCAATAATGCTGCCAATGGTGGTGAAAGACTTATTTCTGCAGATAAGTCTTCAAAGAAGTTAAAAATTCAAACTAAGATGATTTCTATTATTAGAAATTCTCTTAAGGGTCATTCTAAATTAGAAGAGTTTAATACTTGTATTGACCATGCCAAATCTTTGACTGAAAAGAAAAGATATTATATTTCAAAGTTTGGTTATGAACCTGAAGAGGTTATTGATTGGTGGAAAAGGAAAGCAACTAAGCGATATGAAAAACTCAAGTTTGAAGGTCGTTTAAGATCAGAACTTGAATTGTGGAAACATGGTAATGATTTGGAGATTATTCGATGACTATAGAATTAAAGGACTGGTTAAACTCGATCAATCAGACAAAGAAGAATCTAATTGATGAGGATCCTTTGTTGGAAAAGGAATATGCACCATATATTATTAATCGATGTTTTTCTGGTCATATTGATAGTATTATGTTTGCGAATGAAATGAATATGTACCATTTTCTTCCAAAGAAGATGCAGTATGACTTTTTTATAAATAGTCTGAGGAAAAAGAAAAGATTTTCTCCCTGGCTCCGACAAGATAAAATCAAAGATCTTGATTATGTCAAACGTTATTATGGTTATAGTAATGAGAAGGCAAAACAAGCTTTGAGGATTCTTACCAAAGAACAACTTAATTTTATAAAATCAAAATTTGAAACTGGAGGAAAAAAATAATTCCTTAAAGTGGTTATCAAATAGATCATAAATTATCAGTAAGATTTTGTTATGATAATAACATATCTGAAGAAGTTTGTTCTTCCGTAGATAATCTACAAATGCTTGAATGTTCCAAAAACCTAAATAAAGGATATGTAAACAATTTTGAGGAAAATTATGTCAGTTGTAAATGAACCGATTGTAAAATGGACACCAGATATGATGGTGGAAGTTGTTCTTAATGAACCTGATGACTTTTTGAAGGTTCGTGAGACTTTGACCCGTATAGGAGTTGCGTCAAGAAAAGAAAAAAAATTATACCAGTCCTGTCATATTCTTCATAAGCAGGGTAGATATTATCTTGTAAGTTTTAAAGAACTCTTCGCCTTAGACGGAAAACACGCAAACCTGACTGTGAATGATGTGCAGCGTCGTAATCGCATCGCCCAACTTCTTGCTGATTGGGGTCTGATTGAGATTGTTGATGTTAAGAAAATTCAAGACATTGCTCCACTGAATCAAATCAAAGTTCTTGCTTATAAGGACAAAGGAGACTGGATTCTTGAAACCAAATATAATATTGGTGCTAAGAAGAAAAGAGTAGAAGAAACCGAATGATTTAGTAGGGAGTTCAACACTCCCTTTTTTTATGCTTCGTTATAGAAATTTTACCAAAAAAATATAATTATTTACCTTTACTTATTAAAATGGGGTAGGGAAAACACTACCTCGAAACCTGACAGAAATAAAAAGATATGTTAATATATAGTATTGGATGCCGTAAGGGTCCACACAAAACAAACTCGCTTTTAAAGGAGCTACTATAATGACTAACCTCACAAGGTATACTGCTGCGGATCTTCCTGCCCTGATGGAGAGGATCACAAGAAACAGTATTGGTATGGATGAGTATTTTGACCGTATTTTTAATCTTCACGAAACTTCAACAAACTATCCTCCATATAACTTGGTACAAATAAATAATGTGGAATCTCACTTGGAAATTGCATTAGCAGGATTCAAGAAGGAGGAAGTTAATGTTTTCACAGAATATGGAAAGCTTTTTGTCGAAGGACAAAAAGTGGATGCCGACTCGGAACGGACGTTTATCCACAAGGGAGTGGCTAGCAGAAGTTTTAAACGAGCGTGGACTCTATCCGACGACACAGAAGTCAGGGAAGTTGTATTCGAAGACGGACTTCTACGGATCATACTTGGGAAAATAGTTCCAGAACATCACGCACGTAAGGACTATCTATAAATAATAATACCTGATTTGACCGCAATCTGTCAGGAGGAGGGTGAAATTCCCTCCTTTTTAATATAAATAAGTGTGCGGTCAAATTAGAGTAGAAATGAACTATCTGAAGGTTTATTGTAACCTTATTAGAAAGGCAGAAAATAGAGATTGTCCTGAAGGATATGTAGAAAAACACCATATTTTTCCTAAAAGTATTTTTGGAAAAAATGATAAGATAGTAGTCCTCAGTGGAAGAGAGCATTATATTGCCCATATTCTTCTACAAAAAATATGTCAGAGAAGATATGGATTAAAACATAAAAATACACAGAAAATGTTGTGTGCCCATATCAATATGAAATCCAAGGGAAGATATTTTAACTCTTACTTATATGAAAATGCTAAAGTAAAAAGAAGTGAAAGTATGAGAGGAGAACTTCATTGGAATTGGAAAGGTGGTGTTGTTAGAAAGTATACTTATACTAATAACAAAAAATATAATAAAATAAATTATTATAAGAAAAAAGAAAAATTCAATACAAATGATAACTATAAAAGATATGAATATGAGTTAACATCACCTGATGGCAATACAATCAAAACAAATAGTTTAAGAAAAACTTGTGATGATAATGGATTAGACCATAGAACTATGAATAAAGTTATAATCGGAAAAAGAAACCACCATAAAGGATGGACTGGCAAGATAATACAAAGTTTGACTACATAGTAAGTATCGTCGGCGCGAGGAGCACCTGGCAAAATCCAGGTTGACTCCTCCTTTTTTTCTTGCTATAATAGGATGAGGGAGAAAATAAAAATGTCAATCAAACTTGCACTATTGAAATCTGGAGAAACAGTTATTTCTGACGTGAAAGAACTTGTCTCTGAGGAAAAGGTATGTGGATATGTCTTTGAAAATCCATATAAAGTAATCACTGAAAGAAGCATTGTCCTTTCGGAGGAGTCTGAATATGATGCTAAAATACAGGTATCGCTAACTCCTTGGATTATCTTAACTGAGGATAAGCAAATGCTAGTAACAATGGATTGGGTTGTGACTTTAGTGGACCCAATTCAATCACTTAAACAAATGTATGAGGAAAAAGTAAATGGAAAAGACAATCAAATGTCTCTTACTGAAAGTTGATAATGTTATTGTAACAGAAATTATTGAAATTGGTTCTGAACTTGGGGAACCAGATTGCAAACTCATTAATCCTTACTGTATTGATAGTGAAGGAAATTTAACACCTTGGCCAGATGTAACTGACCAGAGAGAAATGATGATTCACTCTGATAGTATTCTTACTATCGTTGATCCTAAAGAAGAAATTATTGAAAAGTATCTTAAATTAACTACCTAATGCGCTTTTACACCAATGTTCAAATGGTCGGTGACCACTTCTTGGTTCGTGGTTATGAAGATGGAAATCACTTCATGACCCGAGAAGTGTTTAATCCGACCCTTTTTATTCCTTCTAACAAAAAAACTAAATATCAGACTCTAAATGGAGAATATGTTGATTCAGTCCAACCTGGATGTGTGAGAGATTGTAGGGAATTTATCAAGAAGTATGAGGGTGTAGAGAACTTTAAAATCTACGGAAACACTGGATACATTTACCAGTATATTTCTGAAGTATATCCAGAAGAAGAAATCAAGTTTGATATCAATAAAATCAAAGTAACAACTCTGGATATTGAGGTTGCTTCCGAGAATGGATTCCCTGATGTAGAATCTGCCTCAGAAGAAGTCTTGTTGATTACAATTCAAGATTACGCAACTAAGCAAATCCGCACTTGGGGAAAAGGTACATTCAACAATAAGCAAGATAATGTCATTTATCGTGGATTCCGGACAGAAAGGGAATTGCTTGATGACTTCATTAACTGGTGGATGATTGAAGAAAATACACCAGAAGTTGTGACTGGATGGAATAGTGAATTGTATGATATTCCGTATCTTGTCCGTAGGATTGACCGTATTCTTGGCGAAAAGTTAATGAAACGAATGTCACCCTGGGGTCTTGTAACTGAAAGAGAAACTTTTGTTTCTGGTCGTAAACACATTTCTTACGATGTCGGTGGTATTACTCAACTTGATTATCTTAACCTTTATAAAAAGTTTACATATAAAGCACAAGAATCCTATCGTCTAGACTATATCGCAAGTGTTGAGTTGGGTCAGAAGAAACTGGACCACTCTGAGTTTGATACTTTTAAGGAGTTTTATAGTGGGGAATTTAATGTTTCAAAAGATGAAAGAGTTGATAGGGGGTCCATAAGACATAAAGGAAAATTAAGGACCTTAATCGCCAATAAATTACAGTTGAATGAATAACCAACCTATTGTATTTAATCTAGACTCTTTTGTTTGCGATTTCACCCTCTCAGGAACTTCTGGTATTATTTTCCCTTTAAATCTACGAATACAATCGGCATTTAAATTATGATTTCTAATCATATCATTGAGTGATACTTTGTGAAAATATTCTCCGGATGGGGAATATGCATCCCACCATTGTTTTGTACTATTAAATCTCATTTTTTCAATACTTTCATTACTATGTGTGTTTCCTAGCATTGGATGAATTCCTCCATTTCTTATCCAATGATTTTCTTTCATTTTTTGTTTTGTTTTTTGGGTATGTTTTATACCCTTATTTGGAGATGGTTTTCCTTTTCTAAATTTACTCATCTCAATTCTCAAAAATTCGACTACTCTACTTGGTACAATATGACGATCTTTATGATAATACTTCATAGTAAAGCATAATACAGAGTATACGCTTTTTCTATAAATTTTTTTATCATCAATTTTTTCACAAATTTTCATTAATAGTAGGTGGAGTATATAATGCTCCCTTCCAGTAACATTAACTAAATTATTTTCATCATTGCTTCCTCCCATAAATTTTGGTATAATATGATGTTTCTCATAATAACAATCGGGGGAATTGTTGAGTCTTTTTTCTATAATATTCCAATACCACTTAGTATATTTGCATTCAGGAAATATGAAACTTCCATTTAAATTTGATCCAAGTAACCCAGAGCATTTGGAATGGGTGGAATCTAACATAGACAATATTGATGAAGAAACTCTTAAATTTATTTATAATATTGTGGATGTTGATATTAAAAATGATTGTTGGAATAAATTCACTTCTTATAACATCATTGACGTGGAACTTGTTGATAGACTGGAAGACAAGATGAAACTGATTGAGTTGGCAATTACTATGGCATATGACGCAAAAGCAAATTATGCCGATGTATTTTCACAAGTCCGTATGTGGGATACGATTATCTACAACTATTTGAAAAAGAGAAACATCGTTATTCCACCGAAAGAAAAAACTGAAAAGGACTCAAAGTATGCTGGTGCTTATGTAAAGGAACCTGTTCCCGGTCTATATGATTGGATTGTTTCTTTTGACTTGACATCACTATATCCTTCGTTGATTATGCAATTCAACATATCACCAGAAACTCTTGTTGAAGATAAGCATCCTTCGATTACAGTTGATAAAGTATTGAACCAACAACTTACATTTGGACTTTATAAGGACTATGCGGTATGTGCGAATGGTTCTATGTATCGCAAAGATGTAAAAGGATTTCTTCCAGAATTAATGGATAAAATATTCAAAGAGCGTTCCATTTATAAGAAAAAAATGCTTGCGGCAAAGCAGCAGTATGAAAAGACGCCAACAAAAGAGTTGGAAAAAGAAATTGCTCGCTGTAATAATATTCAAATGGCACGAAAGATTCAACTCAACTCTGCCTACGGTAGTGTGGGGAACCAATACTTCCGCTACTTTAAACTAGAAAACGCAGAAGCAATCACCCTCTCAGGACAGGTTGCAATTCGTTGGATTGAAAACAAACTCAATCAATACTTGAATAAGGTTCTGAAAACAAAAGAGGTGGATTATGTTATTGCTTCTGATACTGACTCTGTTTATCTCAATATGGGTTCTTTGGTCCAAAAGATATACAAGGGAAGAGAGAAAACTACTCAAGGCATTGTTTCGTTCCTTGATAAGGTCTGTAAGGTGGAACTTGAGAAGTATATTGAAAGTTGCTATGAAGAACTGGCAGAATACTTAAATGCTTATGAACAAAAAATGTATATGAAGCGTGAGTGCATTGCCGATCGTGGTATTTGGACTGCTAAAAAACGATACATTCTCAATGTATGGGACAATGAAGGTGTTCGTTATGAAGAACCTAAACTTAAAATGATGGGCATTGAGGCAGTTAAATCTTCTACTCCAGCACCTTGTCGTCAAATGATTAAGGATGGACTTAAGTTGATGATGAATGGCACTGAAGATGATGTAATTAAGTTTATTGATAAGTGTCGTGAAGAGTTTAAGAAACTTCCCCCAGAGCAGATTGCCTTTCCCAGAACTGCTTCTGATGTGCGTAAGTATCATTCTTCATCCACAATTTATGCCCACAAAACTCCCATTCATATTCGTGGAGCACTTCTATACAATCATTATATAAAGGAGAAGAAACTTACGAATAAGTATTCATTGATTGGTAATGGTGAGAAAATCAAGTTTGTCTATTTGAAAAAACCAAATATCATTCAAGAGAATATTATCTCCTTTATTCAGGACTTTCCAAAAGAACTTGGTCTTGACAAATACATTGACTATGAATTACAATTTGAAAAGAGTTTTATTGACCCACTCAAGTCTATTCTTGATTCAATTGGATGGTCTGTAGAAAAAACTGTTAACCTTGAATTATTTTTTGCCTAATGGATTTCCTTAAAGAAATTGTAAAAGAGGTTGGTGGAGAATACACCAAACTTGCTTCTGATATTGACGAGACCGAAACTTATGTTGACACGGGTTCATACATTTTTAACGCACTGGTTTCAGGTAGTATATTTGGTGGTGTATCTGGGAACAAGATTACTGCTATTGCTGGAGAGTCTTCTACTGGAAAGACTTTCTTCAGTCTCGCCGTGGTTAAGAATTTCCTCGATAATAATCCCGATGGTTATTGTCTCTACTTTGATACTGAGGCTGCCATCACTAAATCTCTTCTAGAAAGTCGTGGCATTGATACTGGTCGTCTTGTTGTAGTCAATGTTGTAACGATTGAAGAGTTTCGTGGTAAGGCACTCAAGGCAGTGGATATCTATCTAAAAAAACCTGAAGCAGAACGCAAACCCTGTATGTTTGTGCTAGACTCTTTGGGTATGCTTTCTACGGAGAAGGAGATTACTGATGCTCTGAATGATAAGCAAGTGCGTGATATGACTAAATCGCAACTTGTCAAAGGTGCCTTCCGTATGCTTACTCTTAAACTGGGTCAGGCAAGTATTCCTATG